ATGTTTGTAGTATAAACAAAGCCGTTATTATCAACAGTAATACCTAAAAATTGACCTACCCCATCTCCATTAAAATCCCACAATAAATTACCTTGAGGATCTAATTTATAAGCAATAGCATTTGAGCCTGCTACATATACAAAACCATTCTCATCAACGGCAACATCCCTCGGAACCCCCGGAGCAGAGTAAGACCATACCTGATTTCCATTTGGATCAATTTTACGAACGGAATCATTAGCACCTGAATAAACAAATCCATTAGAATCAACGGCTATTGCAGTTGGGTCGTTCGAGTGACCAGTAAAACTCCAAATTAAATTTTCATTAATATCGTATTTACGTATACTATTATCAATATCATAAGAACAAACATAAATAAAATCAGCCTGACCACCACCACCGCCGCCACCTGTATTTGACGGTTCAGATGCAGCCGCTAGGATTGCTCTTTCTTTTAACATGTAAGCCTCCTTATGTTGTTAGGGTTGCAAGCTCGGTATCTAAATCTGTCATGAATGAACTAAATGCTTCAAAGCGTGAACACATACATTCGTTACATGCGTTTAACTTAGCCTCAAGACCAGCAAGCTCAGCAGCTGTATAAGTATCTAGATCAGCTTTAGCCGTTCCCATATTAGTTCTTAAAGTATCGTAAGCATCTTTTTCAGGAGTTGTTAAGTTAGCACCTGCAATTTCTACCCAGTCAGTTTTAAACATATAGTCATTTAACTTTGGCATGACTCTTGCTACTAGGTTATTTTTCTTAGTAGTTAACTCAGCAGGCGATAAAGCCTCAACTGGATAAGAGCCTACAACATCCTCATCATTAATAGTATAAGTTAAAGCTCCAAGCTTTTCAGTGTTAGCATCGTATGATGGGATTGTTTCAGAGTATGGATAGTATCCATAAGTCTTTAGCTCAACATCACCTAGCATGTTAAATCCACTTATCGTTTCAGAATTCCTTGGAAGAGGTCCTTTTGAAACCACCTCACCGCCTTCTACTTTTGCATATATGCTCATAATTATTCTCCGCTGTTTTTTCTATTAACTAAAATCTTTACCTGATAACACGCCACGCCATGTGGTTCCTGCATCTCTTGTGATAAAGATCAAGATGTCAGTACCTGCTGTTGTTAAAGTCGGCGCAGTTCCTGCTGGCCACTGGACACTTGCCGGCCATGCTACTGATGCACTACCACCATTTGTTATTTCTAAAAATAAACTTGATGTCTGCCCTGCTGACGCTGGATTTGTAAAACTAAAAGTAGTGTTACCAGTTACTGTTACTGAATGAATATTACTTACTGCTAAGTCTAAAGCCTGCACACCTGTTACGTTACCGATGTTATTAGTGACTTCACTATAACTTTGGATCTGCATATTCTCTTGAATGTTAAAACCATAATCATTGTCAACAGTTAGGCCAGCAGCAGATAGGTTAGTAAGTGCAGCTGTTGTACTTGTTAAATCCGATAGGTTATTTGTAGCAGATAAGAAATCAGATGTATCAACACCTAAGTTAACTCTTGCCGTAGCAGGATCATTAAGATCAGATAAGTCATTTGCAACCTGAAGGAAGTTACCAGTAGCAACGCCTAGGTTAACTCTTGCCGCAGCAGGATCATCTAGATCAGATAAATTATTTGTGCTTCTTAAAAGCCCAGCTCTTATTAAATCAACTTCAACTTGTTTATCAAACAAGCCTTGTCTCATTAGCATTAAATCAGCATCATCGGCCTGTGTAGCAATAGGGAGCTCAGTTATTTGACGTGGATCTGGCATATTACAATTCCTCTAATTTTTATGAAGTTCTTTATTTTTATTCCAGCGTTTTAAAGCTGCTTCTCTAAGTTTTTGACGAGTCTCCTCACTTGGAGCTGGCCTAGTTTTTTGCCATTCGGACATTTTTTTTCTAGTCTCTTCTGTATGTTTTTGGCCTTTAAAAGGATTGTTTTTTGTCATCCTTTCACTAATTTTAGCACCAAACTCATCATCGTGTTTATAACCCAAACTATACTTTTTGCCTTTATGGGCATCGCTCATTTTGGCTTTAGTTTCTTCGGTATGAATCCTAGATTCCATCTTTCTTAAATAGTCTGGATCCTGCCCAATTAATTCTTTTCTAGTGTCTAAGTTTATATTATTCATATCATCATTATATTTTATTTTTACTCAACTGTCTTTTTAAAAAAGCTATTAAAACTACAATTGTAAATTATCGTGCTTTTACGGTCTAAACACTGGCACTCTTAAATCATTTGTTACTAATGAGAAAACAATACCACCACCTGATGTTGTTATTGTTTTAACAAAAGTACCACTATCATCTAACACGGTTATATCTCCTAATGAATCTCCAACGTAAACAAAGTTATTTAAGTCAACAGCAACAGAGTAACAATCTGCTCCAACGTTATAATTCCAAACTTCCGATCCGCTGGTATCTACTTTGTGCACTCTTTGACCACGGCCTGCTGTATAGAGGTTGCCATCATTATCACAAGTTAACGCACGTGCATAGTTACTCGACGTAGTAAAGTTCCAAACGAACGATCCGCTACTATCTATTTTTGTTACGTTATTATTATCAATCCCACATGCAAAACTATTTCCTGAGTCATCACAACAAACTGCAATACCTCTATTACCTAAAGCATAAGACCATGTCTGCACTCCAGTTCCTGAATTAATTTTGCGAACTGTGCTATCAAGACCTGTTGAAATTACATCACCTGCATCATCAATAGCAACCGCATACACATCATCAGTATGATCTGTATTAGTCCACTGATTAACACCCGCAGAATTCATTTTACGAACCGTATTATCAGATGCGCATGAGTAAACATTTCCACTAGCATCGACTATGACCCCTCTAACAAAAGAAGTGTGATCTGTGTTAGTCCAAATATTACTGCCTGTTAAGTCAAACTTTTCTACTTCGTTATCCCCAAAGGTAGCAGTAAAAAGGTTAGTGCTATCAGCATCCATAAAAACATTGAGAGAAGTAGTAGTGACTAAGTTAAAATCTTCAGTGTCTGTATCTAGATCATAAGAAAACAATCGATCATCTTTAACGCCATACAAAGTTGTCGCCGAACCACCTCCACCGCCGCCTCCGGCTAGAATTTGTGCTGCTGCAAAGTAGTTTTTCTTTTCAATCATTTTGCCTCCTTAAGCCATTGCCTTACCAGCAAGCGCTCCATAATATGTCGTGCCGCCATCGACTGTTGTAAATACTAACAAGTCAGTTCCTGCAGCTGTTAAAGTTGGAGCCGTTCCATCTGACCACTGAACTGAAGCGGGCCATGTTACCGCATTACTTCCGCCATTAGTTAAGATTAAGAAAAAGCTACCACCCTGCCCTGATGCTGGTGGATTTGAAAATGTTATAGTTACTGCTCCAGTTACCGTGGCTGTCTTAACATTACCATCGACAAAATCAAAGTCAGCGGTTCCAGTTATGCTACCAACCGCATCTGAAGTTTCACTATAGTTTTTAAGCTGCGCTTCCTGTTGAACGTTAAAGTTAAAGTCATTCGTCGCATCTAGCACGGCTGCTGTCGCTGCATCTTGAGCACCTAAGTTTGTTAGTGCCGTTGCTGCATTTGCTACATCTGATAAGTTGTTAGCAACTAGTAAAGTATCAGCCGTTGCCGAAACTCCTAAGTTGGTACGAGCTGTTGCCGCATTCGCTAGATCACTTAAATCATTAGCTGCTAAAAGCGCTTCCGTTGTTGAAGGTACATCTAAGTTTGTTCTAGCAGTTCCAGCATTGGCAAGGTCAGATAAGTTGTTTGCAGTTGCAAGGAAATCACTCGTATCAATTCCTAAGTTCGTTCTGGCAGTTGCTGCATTAGCAACGTCGGATAAATTGTTAGCTGCTAAAAGCGCTTCGGTTGTACTCGGTACATCTAAATTAGTACGAGCCGTGGCAGCGTTTGCCAAGTCACTTAAGTTATTTGCATTCTCAGTATATAAGCTTAAGTCAATCCCAAGGTTTGTTCTCGCCGTACCAGCATTTGCTAAATCACTTAAATCATTGGCAGCAAGTAGTGCCTCGGTAGTGGAAGGAACACTTAAGTTCGTTCTAGCCGTAGCTGCGTTTGCTAAATCCGATAAGTTATTAGCAGATGCAAGGAAGTCACTTGTATCGATCCCGAGGTTTGCTCTAGCTGTCGCTGCGTTAGCAACGTCACTTAAGTTATTCGATGCCTCCAGATATAATGAAAGATCAATACCTAAATTAGTTCTAGCAGTTCCTGCGTTTCCAATATCGGATAAATCATTTGCTACAAGTAGCGCTTCAGTATTCGAAGGGACGTCAAGATTTACTCGAGCCGTAGAGGCGTTAGCTAAATCACTTAAGTTGTTAGCTGTCGATAGGAAGTCACTCGTATCGATTCCAAGGTTAGCTCTAGCAGTGGCAGTGTTAGCGATATCAGATAAATTGTTAGCAACTAATAATGCCTCCGTTGTACTTGGAACATCTAAGTTTGTTCTAGCCGTTCCAGCATTAGCAACATCAGATAAGTTATCCGCTGCGATTAATACATCACTTGTTGCCGGCACGCCTAAGTTAGTTCTAGCAACGCCGTTATCATCTAGATCACTTAAGTTATTTGTTGTTAAAAGAAAGTCTGTTGTATCGATACCTAGGTTCGTGCGTGCGGTTGCTGCATTGGCAACATCACTTAGGTTGTTAGCTTTAAGAAGTACATCACCACTTGCAGCCCCTCCTAAGTTAGTAAGCGCCGTCGCTGCGTTAGCAACATCGGATAGGTTATTTGCAGACTCTAAAAAGTCAGCTGTGTTAATGCCTAAGTTAGTTCTCGCTGCTGCTGGATCTAAAACATCTGCTAAGTTATTGTCTGCTTTTAATAAGCCGTCTAATAAAACTGAAACATCAAGTTGTTTATCGAATAAACCTTGACGGAGTAAAAGTAGATCAGCATCATCTGCTTGGGTTGCAATTGGTAAATCGGTTATCTGACGTGGCATATATTAGCTCCTTTAATTATTACTTATCTTTTGCATCTGACCATAGATAATTATATCTTCGGGTAAGCCGCCTAAAATTTGTTGGGTTCCAGTGGTACTACTTGTACCTAGTGTTAATACGTTATTCGAAATTACATTTAGTACGGGATTAGTTGACGCTGCTCTATATCCAACTGCATGTATATAATTTGCTGGGGTTGTTGTATCGATAGCATATAAAGTTATCAGTACATCATCCTTATTAAAGATCTCAAGGCCATTGCCATCTGTAACAGGCTGGCGATTTACAACTCGGTCCTCTAAGAATTCAACCCATAAATAGTTATAGCGTTGTAGCCAATTGTCGAAGTTACGAGCAGGTGGCTCAAATGTATTGTAACCAACATTACGTTTACTCTCTGGTGGCGGCACTACATTTAGCACGCCAGTGATTGGACTAATGACATCGTCACTTGCCCATCTCGGTTTGTCATCTGGTTTCTCAATATCTGTCATTATGCTACTAAACCTTCCACATATTTTCCGCCCTCTTTCGGGGTCTGGTTTTGGTCAAAGACGAGCAATGGTGATTGCTCATCTAAGACACTAAAGATATTTAATTCAAACTCAGCCTCGTTGTCGACCTCCAGTATACCCTCACCGGGAGCGGCTCCATAGGTGATCAGTCCAAACTCAGCATCGTTTTCCAATTCTAGATATGCAGGCACTGCAAGCTTTGCCTCGATACCTACACCTAGTAAACTATCATCATCTAATAGAATACCATATCCATTATCAGTTGCAAGTTTTGTTACGTCTTCGACTAGCGCTTGACGTGCAATTTGTAATTCTTCTGTGTCATCTAGCACAAAGGTATCAGCTGTGGTCTCAGTAATTAAGGATGCGAAGTCTCCACCATCATCAGTTATAAGAGCGCCTTCACTAAATCCGGGCTCATCAATTGAAAGTAAAAAGTCTTCATTATCATCTAGTACAAAATTATCACCACCCTCTAGCAGCATTTCGTCCTTCTCATTTGTAGCAACAAATACTAAAGCAGGATCGCCATTATCAAAGGTCAATCTAGCGTCATCGATAAACTCATCTACCACAATCGCATAATCTTCGCCATCCGCTAATATAAAATTATCATCATCATCAAGTACAAATAAATCATCACCATAAACACGCAGCCCAAATGGCTCTTCATCAAAAGTCTGTTCAATAGTTTCAATAGCCGTAAATACATTAAGCGCTTCCTGCACATCTAAATCATCCAAGTCAATTCCCGGCTCGGCTAATATAAACCTAGATAAGGTATCATCACGAATACCTTCAAGCTTAACACCAGTATTGATAGGATCGACAATATTACTGCTGATAGCAAGGTCACCCATATTATCAGTGGTAAGTTTTTGTAGTACCATCTCGGCATAACCTTCAAAACCATCAGGGCTAACAGCGCCAAAATCAAGTACCCCACCAAGGAAGTTTCCATCGTATAGTTCAAATTCACCTCCGTCATCTAGTGTTAAATTAAAAGTATTGAAGTCAGATCCGTATCCAAACAATGGAGTCTCTCCTAAAGAGAAGCTGACTGCTACACTATCAACACCAGCTGGTTTTATATTAGCTAAGAAGGCGGCTAAACTTTCAGGTGGTTCAAAAGAAGTGCGCATTAAAAACGAAGCACCATCATCAAAACTTAAGTAACCATTCCCCGATAATAAAAGACCGAACTCATCAATTACCGATCCACTAACATCAAGTGTATTAGGACCGTCAGTAAATACTTGAAACCCTGCCGCATAGTTTTCCCAGTAGCGAATAAAATCACCACCACTTAAAACTCTCGTTGCCGTAATAATAGTTTCAGGTTCGGTCTTTGAGGTGTTAATAAATATTTGGAATCTAATAGCTGAGCGATATGCATTATCCGATCTACCTTGACGAAGCACCCCGACGATATCACCCATGCGATCTAGCTGCTCACCGATTGCAGTATCTACCCACCGGTTATTAAGTAAGTCTTGATAGTCTTGCTCAAGTTGGGGTATGTTATTTAGCAGCGCACTAGTTAGGTGAAGCAGATTATCAGACTCTCTGAACTGCTCCGTATATAATCTTAATGCATCTGATACTACATGTGACATTTTATGCTATACTTATATTAATTCTACTTACATCAAATAACGCAATTTGCACTTCACTTACGTTAATGTTATCAGCAACATATGCAGATGGTGGTCCGCCCGGAGTACTTGAAGTAGCAAGTGTTAAAGTTA